ATAAAGGAAAAACAGCGGCTGCAGTATTAAAAATGCTCATTACCGATTTCAAATTGCAAGCTGGAGCCATTGATGATACGAAGCATGTAATCTCTCCACGTGTTGAAGATAATCAAGAGTTATTTACGATATTGGATACCGCATTATCTATAACAACCAAGCACACCGGCAAGCTCTACGTCCTATACGACGAGTACGGGAAAGTATTCTTGCGTGATGTAAAAGACATGAAATTAAACATTTTAATCGATGAAGAAAGCGGCGAATCATTTGAATACACCACTTCCATCGACGAAAATACGTACAATAAAATCAAAATTTACCGTGAAGATAAAAAGAAAGGTAAGCGTGAAATTTTTATTGCTCAAGATAGTAAAAATATGAACGAATGGGGCGTACTCCAACTTACCGAATCCCTCGAAAAAGGCGAGAATGGAAAGGTTAAGGCAGATTCATTACTTGCCCTTCATAATCATAAAACACGTAAGTTACACATAAATAAAGTGTTTGGCGATCCACGTGTACGAGGAGGCTCTACATTAGGTGTACAGCTATATTTAGGTGACTTATCTGTTGCCAAATTTATGATGGTCGAAACCGTGAAGCACTCATTTTATGAGTCTGATCATCGTATGGACTTAAAATTAATTGGTGGTGATTTCGTTGCGTGATATGACTGATTTTGTTCGTAGTATGCGTAAAATTGTATTGGATGCTGTAAATGCTCAAAAACTTTCCACTGTTGTGTACGGCACCGTTGAAAGCGTTGCTCCATTAAAAGTACGAATTGATCAAAAGTTAGTGCTAGAGCAAGAGCACTTGAAGTTAACCCGTGCTGTCATGGATTACGAAGTTGATATGACTGTGGACCATTTAACCGAAAATCGCGCAGGTGGTTCGGATGCAGCTTCATTCGCTTCTCACAACCACGAATACAAAGGGCGAAAAAAGTTTTTAATCCACAACGGTCTTGTTGATGGCGATAAGGTAACAATGATCCGTATACATGGTGGCCAACAATATTTAATTATTGATAAAGAGGTGGTTTGATGATTCCGCAAAATAATAACGATGATTTAACTGTGGATTTTGAGGAAGTTATTCAGCCTTCACGCACTTATAAAATCGATTTTGATAAAAAACGAATTGTTGGTTATACAGATGGCCGCGAAGCAGTTAAACAATTTATCGTAAAAGTGCTTGCTACAGAGCGCTACGATTACTTGATCTACAGTTGGAACTACGGGGCAGAAATCGATAAGTTATTTGGTCAGCCTATTCCGTATGTGTATAGCGAATTAAAGAGGCTTATTACAGAAGCATTAACACAAGATGACCGCATCGAAAGTGTTGATGCTTTTAATTTTAGCCATGTAAAGCATAAAGTGCATGTGCAATTTACAGCGCATACTATTTACGGCCCAGCTGATGCGGAAAGAGCGGTGTTGGTTGCATAATGTTTGAGCATATCTCACAAGAGCAACTACTAATTCAGGCGCTTGATAAAGTTAAAAATGACGTCGATAAGCGCGAGGGCTCGATTATCTGGGACGCTTTATCGCCACATACAATCCAGCTTTACGAGCTTTATTTGTCGATGGAGGGCATGCTGCAGGAAATGTTCGGGGATACCGCTTCTCGTGAATTTTTAATCCGTCTTTGTAGGGATAGAGGGATTTATCCATATCCAGCAAGCGAGGCAATATTAAAAGCGGAATTTAACATTGATGTACCGCTGTTTAGCCGTTACTCATTAGACGAGTTGAATTATATCGTCATCGAAAAAATTAGCAATGGCGTTTTTAAGGTGAAATGCGAAACAACCGGTGTCGTTGGCAATGGTCAGTTCGGGACGTTGATACCGATTAATTATATTGACGGTTTAACGTCAGCCACTTTGACGGAATTATTAATACCAGGAGAAGATGAAGAGCCTACGGAAAGCTTACGTAAACGCTATTTAGAAAGCTTTGAAGCACTAGCGTATGGCGGAAATCGTAAGGATTATCTTGAGAAGGTTCATGAATTGCAAGGTGTTGGTGGAGTGAAAGTTTACCGTATTCGTGAAGGTATTTACAATGTCAAGTTGGTAGTAATGGATGCAACGTTTAGCTCGCCTTCTAGTACCTTGATTGATGCGTTACAAACAGCAATCGATCCGGTGACAAATCACGGAGAGGGCATGGGAATAGCACCAATCGGTCATACCGTCTTAGTCACGGGTATTACCGAAACCGCTATTAATGTCAATTTCCCGAATTTGATATTGGAAGAAGGCTTCGGATGGGCAGATATCGAACTTGATGTTCAACAAATGATTGATAAATATTTGTTAGAGCTTAAGAAAAATTGGCAAGATACTTCGCAAATCGTTGTACGCATTGTACAGCTCGAATCCAAAATGCTTGAAATTAACGGTGTCATTGACGTGCAAAACACAACAATTAATGACTTGCCGTACAATTTTATTTTAGATGAAAACAGCATTCCGGCGAGGGGTGAGGTAACGAATGTATGAGCCACTTACACACGAAATTGACGTCCACCGTCATTTACCGCCGGCGTTAGAAGATATCGAGGAATTTATCGAAATAACCAAAGTTGAGAACGAAAACTTTAACCGAGCGCGCATCGACTTGCTAGCGTTATTCAAAATGCGCTTTGTCCATGATGCAGATAAAAGCGGTATTGCCCGATGGGAAAAACTTTTAAAGTTAAAGCGTAGAGCATCCGATTCCTTAGAAGTGAGACGTATGAGGGTACTTGCAAAAATCAATAATAAATTACCTTACACATGGCGTTCTATGCAGCAGATGCTTAATTCGATGATTGGCGTGGATAATTACCATTTGGATTTAGATCCACAAAAATATGAAATTGAATTGTTGATACCATTTGATACCGGACAATACAAAGAATTGTTTGAAATATTAGAGCCAATGTTACCTATGAATATATGGTTAACTATTGCAGAAGGTATGTTAAAAGAAGTTATTCGGATTTTTGAAGGTACTTACGGATGGGAAATGAACCCTAGAATTTGTGGTCGATTCCGTACAGCATCAAGACCGGGACATGCGCAAAGTTTACCGACCTATCAAATTGAATCTTCGTATGACTGGCCAATGACAGCGCCAAGATCAGGGAATTTCCGAGCGGGAGGGGTAAGATAAATGGCAACAGAATTACAATCTATTGCTATTAGTAGCATGATAGATTTTTTAGATACAAACACAGTGAAAGCAAAAGTCACTATTGATGGCAATACCTACGAGAAAGAAATTTCTCATGTTAGCCGTACACATGGATTACGCAAATACGTGAAATTTACAACCGAACGCGGAACGATTACTCGTGTAGCTTTAATTGATTCTCATGGGCGTGAATGGTACGTAAAAACAATGAATTATACAATCAGTTCTCAAGGTTATGCAGTAGCATTCCCGTTTGAATTAGAAATCGTTTCAAAGGCAGGTGTATGATATGACGAAAATGAATGGACCAATAGCTATCAATCCTAAGAAAAATCCATACGAGCGTACCGAGTGGCAAGATGAATTAATTGACCCTATTACTGGAGAAGTACAGGAGGAAGGCACTACATTTTGGGCTGAATTCGCCAACAACTTCGAATGGGGCATATGGAATGCCTTCCAATTTTTAAACAATATGTACCGTGAAATGGAACGCATGCGCGTACAAATGGAACTCGACGGTCGCGTCCCTGGTAACAGTGGTACCTTCGCAGACACCTTGGACGGCAACACCAATAAAATTAAGCTAGACACAACGCTCATGGATATTATCGAGCCTGTTGAAATTGGTACAACCGTATTACCAGTAGCAAGCGTCTCAGGCTTTGTCCCATTTACCCAAGTCACAATCTATGATGACGTATCAAGTGAGGACGTAATGATTACGGCAGTTGGCGCAGATACAATCACAGTCCAAGCGCTTGCAAACAACTACAAAAAAGGCGCAAAAGTGGCGCGTAGTAATGTTGCGATTGATACGGTTAATGCGGAGATGGGCGTTGGGGATTGGCTGACATATAACGTTGAATTAGTGGAGGTGGTTTAATGAGCACAGTAGTAGCGCAACCGTATAGCACGGCGGGTAACGGCGGGCGTAAATTAGTTAGGTTGTCGAATGGTTGGCTAGTGGCGGCTACGCGGAAAACGGACGTAATATATTTTTACGTGAGTAAGGATGAAGGTCTAAAATGGAATCCGTTAACAGCTATTAACTATGTAACTATTGACGACAACGACTTTTCGATAGTAGCAAACGGAGTAAATGTTCATATAATTTACGGTTGGCAATCTAGCTCATCTTTTGGATTGGCTAGTGCTAAGTTCGACGCCACGACGGTAGGACTATCATTTACTGTTTCGGCAGATGTAGACAGATCGCTAACAGGTATAGGGAATGTATCCCTAGCAATCGACCCAACAAACGGGCACTTGCACGCGGCATGGTCGAGTAAGAATGCGTCATACCTAGAATCATTCAATATTCGTTACGCAAAGAGTGTGGATGGTGGGGCTACGTGGTCGGCGGTATCACAGATTACAACGGTAAGTAATGTAGATTACAACTTTTTAAATCCATCTATCGTCGTTAGAAACGGGAAACCAGTAATCATAACCTCTTATGATAGAGCGCAAGGTGTGTGGAACATTGTTGCATATAAGTTTGATGGGTTAGCGTGGAACGCGCCTAACGCACCTATAATTGTGTACAACCCTGGTTCGTACGCCCAATCCAACCCAACAGCAGTCGTAGACAAAAACGGTGTGATTCACGTTGCGTGGAGTGGGGCAGATTCAAAATACACCAATAGGGCGCAAATAAAGTATGC